CACAACCCGTTTGACCATCTCTTTTGGTGATCGAACTCGTTGCGCTCGCCGTTGTAATACGGCAGAGTCACTACGTGAAGCCCTCAGCAGGGCAGTTCAGGTCGTCCTCCGAGATTTTAGAATCTCGGCGACTCAACCGTCTTTTGACGGTGTGAACTGTCTTATCCTGCGAGGACAGTGGGATGAGGTGGCTGCGAATCTGGGTAAAACCAGGTTCGGCATCAGGAGGAGGAAGACTTCGTGTCGACTTTTATCGACTCTGAAGTCTGTTAAGAGACTGTTCGATGTCTCTTGTTCTTCCTGTGATCCGATCGCTGCCAATGAGGCCCGAAGGAAGTGGAGGATCGGTGTTTCTACTGGTCCGTCCGAAATCCTGGCGTCGTGGTGCCATGATCCGCTCTGGCTCCTTGCTAGGAGAGTACGCGAATTGACTTCGGGATGGGGGGGGCGGCTTGCCGCGTGTAGGGAGGATTGTCGGGATCCCTGGTCCCTTAGTGGTTACGTGCCCGACCAGCAGGGTTGTTTGGAGAACGAAAGACTTTCTGGAGGTACGCTCGGTGTTTCCGAGTCCGAGTACCTGACAGACGACTCACTCGTAAGAGTGGCCGTTGCGAAAACGAAGGGAAAGCATCGAGTGGTCACGATGCAGAGCGCACGGGTAAAACGTGTGCTTAGCCCCGTTCACAACGCCTTGTACGATCACATCAGTTCCTTTGAATGGTGTGTTCGTGGGGACGTCGGTAGTGAGCATTTGGCGCCAATCGTGGATGACAGACGTCCCGGAGAGTCGTTTATCTCTGGGGATTATGCGGCCGCGACAGACGGGATTTACCTCCCGGCTGTCCGGACTGTCATCGGCGTTCTGGCGGAGGATCCGTCTTTGACGGAGAACGAGAGGAAGGTCCTACTAGGTTCTTTCGAGAACCTTAGATGGAGGTCCAGATCGGGTCGTCAATACCCGATCATGCGAGGGAGTATGATGGGAAACTTGGTCAGTTTCCCATTGTTGTGCCTTCTGAACAAGGCCTGTTTTGATATCGCCTGCGATATCTCGTACGGGTGTGGACACCATCGTGTGGGGCGCTTTAATGGGGATGACTGCGCGTTCGCTGGTTCTAGGGACTTCTTTTGTCTCTGGAGGCTTATCACCTCTACCTTCGGATTCAAAGTCAACGAGGAGAAGACGGGCTTCTCCCGAGTAGAGATCGAGCTGAATTCCCGTACCTTTCTGGTGCGGGATGGGAAGCTGGTCTCGAAACCCGTTATCTCGTTTCTTCGTCCGGATCGGTATTGTCCCCAGGATCTCCTGACGGAGGTCATTCGTGGAACGGAAGGTCTGAACATGTCGACTCGCCTTTGGGTCGTCAATGTTCTAATGAGGCATGAAATCTCCTTGCGCGAGATTGATGTCTCAGAGATCCCCACGAGCTGGCTAAAATACCTGCTCAAGAAGAGGTGGTTCCGGACCCTTTTGGGTCGGGGACCACCGGTCACTAAGGAATGTGGTGAGAAGCGTGCTGTTGACGCTTGCGTCGGTTTGCCTCCTTTCCCCGAGGCTTACCCGGTCATACGGAAAATCGCGGCAGCGATGGAACGTACGTCCGTCAACTTCTGGAGGGGCCGTAAGGTCGCTCCGTTCGAGTCTAGGCTCGTGAGGTTGGGACGTCGGGGCCAACGGCCGTATGAGCCGACAATCTGGAAGTATCGCGTAGAGTTTTCTTGGACTTTCGTCTGGCCCAGGGAACTCTACGAACTCGTCGAAAGTACGTACCCTTCTCTTCTCATGAGAGGGGACGACGTACTCCGAGCGATGGAGATTGAGGATTCTCCCTTCATATGCTTGTCACAGCATCTGAAGCCCTCATCTCTGAGACGATGCTTCAACCTTATACAGTCACCACCCCCGCGCTGTTTCTTGCGGGGCCTTCCGTGTAGCACGGGAGGTGTCTTTGTGTAGTCTGTGTTCGGCGGTCAGTTGTAATGGGGAGGTTACCTTCAGGAGGGGAGGCAGCACCGTGGACGTAGGGCAAAAGAGTGAGTCCTAAGGATCCCTGAATAAGGGACTAAATTAGCTGCCTTCAGCGGAGTAAAGTCAGAACACCTGTAAAGAGTCCAAGTGAACAGTCCCGACGGTACTTGGTGTGGTGTAATCCGCCTTGGAATGAAGGGCCGCCTATGGGAAACCCATCTGCTGGCAACTAACTGAGAAATCAGAAAAGACTGG